CGGCTTCCTGGTGCGGCAGTGGGAACGGATCCGCGACCACAACCACTACCTCGACTGCCGTAACTACGCCCGTGCCGCCTCTGCCATGCTGGGGCTTGACCGCATGACCGAGGACGACTGGCAGGACCGCGAAACCCGCTACGGCAAGGAAGCACCGGAAGGCACGGCACCCACACAAGGCACCACCCCCCAAAAGGTACCGGCGATACCTACCGGCACCCCGCCGCGCAAGAAGCGCCCATCCAAATGGTTCAAGAAGCGTTGACCGGCAGACTTGTATTCGACCGCAATCACCGGAGGATGACTGGATAAATAACCAGCATATAGGTGGGTGGCAATGAGGTCTGAACAAGATGGGATCTAAATACGATATCACCTTCCTTGGCTTTCGATTCCAGCTTCAACCCGGCAGCTACTGGCGCTTTTCGAAGCGAATGCGAAGCGGTGAATGGCTTGTGCTGAAATCCGGGAGGATCTGATCAATGACCACCTTCACCCACGAACAGCTCGCCAGCCTCAAGAAAGCCTATGCCCGCGGCGTGCTGCGTGTGCGTGAGGGCGACACCTGGGTCGAGTACCAGTCCATGAAACAGATGCGTGAGGCAATTGCGCTGATGGAAGCGGAACTCGGCATTGAGCACGCCAACAAACCGCGCGGAGCACGCCGGGTCCGGTTCGGGAAGCTGAAATGAATCTGATCGACAAGTGGTATGAAATCGTCAAACCCAGCGTTGCCGTAAAGCGGCAGCGTGACCGCATGATGCTCGATGTGCTGCGCGACTACGACGCCGCCAAGCCAAACCGCACATCGGGCGGTTACCGGCGCACCGGCGGGCGGGCGTCGGAAGAGGTAGCGCGGGCACACCGTGGGCTGGCCGGCGGCGCTCAGGATCTGGTGCGCAATACCGCTATCGCCAACCGCATCAAGGCGGTGATCGCTTCCAACATGGTCGGGGATGGCATCCGCCCGAACTACATTGGCGGCTCCAAGCGACGGGTGAAGCACTACAAGGCGACGTTCGACGCTTGGGCCAATTCCACCGCCTGTGATTACGAAGGCCACTACAACCTGTGGGGGCTTGAATACCTGTGGGCCGGTACCGTCGCAGAATCTGGCGGCGTCTTTATCCGTCGCATCATGAACAACGCGCTGGCGTTCCCGCTGGTGCTGCAAACGCTCGAGCAGCAGTATCTCGACGAGAGCAAATCCGGCTTCACCAGCGGTGGCGGTGAGATTGTCAGCGGCATTCAGTACAACGCCGACGGCATCATCCAGGGCTACTGGCTGAAAACCCGGCTGACCACCCGGCTCTGCCACGAAGAGAGCAAGTATTACCCCGCCAGCGAGATCATCCATATCTACTGGAAGGACCGCCCCGGCCAGCATCTGGGCGTCAGCTGGCTGCACCCGGTCGCCGATCTGATCGACCAGCGGCAGGAGTGGCGCGACGCCACGCTGATGCAGCAGCGCATCGCGGCCTGTTTCGGCGTGATCATCAAAGAACCTCCGCGCGATATGGGCCTCGGAGGCGGCACGCACGGCTTGCGTGACGAAGATGGCAACGCCTATTCAGAAATCGAAGCCGGGATGATTGCCTACACCGACGGCAATACCGAAGTCACCACCGTCACCCCACCCAACCTGAACAAGACCACCGACTTCAACGGCGAAGTGCTGCAGGACATCGCCGTCGGCACCGGCGTCACCCGGGAACAGATCACCGGCGACTTCAGCAAAGTGACCTGGGCATCCGGCCGGCTGGCGCGGGGCGAGTTCTACACCAACCTGGACCGCTGGCAGAACTTCATGATGCTGCCGGCACTGGACCGGGTGCACGACTGGTTCGACGAAATCTACACCGTCATGGCCGGCAAGCCGAACGTCACCCGCAAGTGGATCCTGCCGCACCGCAGCGCCGTGAACCCGAAAGAAGAACTCGAGGTGGATATCCGCAAGGTCCGCACCGGCGCGATGACCCCGCAGCAGTTCACGCAGAAGTACGGCCTCAAGTTTGAGGATGCGATCGAGGCGTGGAAAGAGGCCAAGCAGGCGATGGGCGACCTGCCGTTCGACTTCGATCCGAGCAAATTCAGCTTCGCCGGCAACCAGCTGGACAACAACGATGCCGCCAGCAGTAACAACAGCACCAGCGAAAAAGCGGCTGGCGCAACAGACGACCCCGAATAACGGCTGTACAAATAGCCAGCATTAGCAAGAGGGAGACGGAGCATGCCGACCCGTAAAGCACAAATGCCGAGCCTCAAGGGCAAGGCGTTTTTCCGGCCCGATACGGTCGACGCCGAGAACCGCACCGTCGAGGTGGTGTTTACCACCGGCGAAGAGGGCGAGCGCTACGACTGGTGGAACGACACCCGCTTTCTGGAATCGCTGGAAGTCAGCGAAAAGGCGATCCGCACCGAGCGACTGGACAAGGGGCTGTCGATTCTGGACAGCCACAATCGCTATGACGGCATCAACGCCGTGCTGGGCGTGACCGAAGAATGGCGAATCGAGAACGGCCAACTGATCGGCACCTGTCGCTTCAGTCGCAATCAGGACGCCGTTTTCAATGACGTGGCCGACGGCATTCTGCGTCACGTTTCCCTCGGTTACCGGATTCACGAATACAAGGTGGAGCGCCCCAAAGGCGGCACCGAAAAGCGCAAGGCAGTCGACTGGGAGCCGCTGGAGCTTTCCATCGTCCCGGTCAGCTTTGAAACCACGAACGGTACCCGTGAGGCCGAGCGTGCGAATACCGAAACTCACGAAGTCAAACTGACAATGGAAGAGGTGGACGACATGCCGAAACCTGAAGACAAGCGCGAAGAAGGTCAGCAGAGCCCGAAGCCTGCTGAAGAGCAGCGCAAAACTCCGGCTGAACCGCAGCAGCAGAATCGCGAAGTCGATACTGATCAGGTTGCGGCACAGGCACGGGCACAACTCAACCCGATGCTGGAAGCCTCCCGTGCGGCCGGCCTTGAAGATGACTTCGCCATCGACGCCTTTGGCCGTGGTGTGTCCATCGACGAGTTCCGCAAGCTGGTACTCGACAAGATGGCTGAAACCCGCAAGGCGGATAGCATCAAGTCGTTCGGAAACGATCTGGACCTGCGTTCAGACGGCCGTCGCGACGAAGGCGAAGCGCTGGTGCGCAGCGCGGAAGAGTACCTGATGGTGCGCGCCAACGTGAGCGGTGCCAAGTTCACCGACGGCGCCCGCGAATTCTCCGGCATGACCATGATGGAAATGGCTCGCGAGCTGCTGGCGCGACAGGGCGTCAACATCCGTGGCATGTCCCGCCAGAAAATCGCCGATCGTGCGCTGCACTCCACCAGCGACTTCCCGCTGATTCTTGAAAACGTCATGAACAAGAATCTGCTGGACGCCTACAACGAGACGCCGCGCACTTTCCAGGGTCTGGGCCGTCGTGCCACTGTCAACGACTTCCGCGAGAAGCATCTGTACCGCCTGGGCGATGCCCCGAGCCTGCTGCCGCTGGGCGAAGGTGGCGAGTACAAGGCCGGCACCTTCTCTGAACAGAAAGAGAAGTACGCCATCAGCACCTTCGCGCGCAAGATCGCCTTCACCCGCCAGATGCTGATCAATGACGACATGAGCGCCATTGACCGCACCCCGCGGATGTTCGGCCCGGCTGGCGCCCGGCTGGAAAACGATATCGTGTGGGGCCTGCTGCTCAATTACGACTTCATCAACAACAAGGCCGCCAACCACAAAATGTCGGACGGCAAGGATCTGTTCCATGCCGACCACGGCAACCTGCTGACCACCGGCTCTGCCCTGAGCAAAGATGCGCTGACCGCGCTGCGCCTGCTCGGCCGCAAGCAGAAGACCATCGACGGCCAGTTCATGAACATCCTGTACAACGCCATCGCTGTGCCGGAAGAGCTGGAAACCACCGCAGAGGATCTGCTGATGGCACGCATCGTGGCCGCCAGGATCGAAGATCAGGCACCGCGTCAGCGTATGGATATCATTGTTGAACCGCGTCTGGCTGTGGTATCCGCCACTGCCTGGTACGCCTTCAGCAACATGACCGACACCTTTGAGTACGCCTACCTCTCCGGTGAAGAGGAGATGTACACCGAGGTGAATACCAACACCGACGTGGACGGCCTTGAGATCAAGGTCCGCAAAGACTTTGGTGCCGGTCTCATCGACTGGCGTGGCATGGCCAAGGCAACCGGCGCTGCATAAGCGCCGGACACCTCTTACGGTTACAGGAGATAGACGATGAAAAACTTCGTACAGATGGGTGATACCGTCACCTTTACCGCTCCAGCCGGTGGTGCTGCCTCTGGTATCCCGCTGGTGGTGGGTTCGCTGGTGGTGGTGCCGGTACTGTCGGCCGCTGAAGGCTACGAATGCGAGGGCGTCACTACCGGCGTGTTCGAGTTCGACAAGCTCAGCACCGACACCCCGGCGCAGTTCGATAAGGCATACTGGGATGCCATCAATGGGCGCGTGACCACCACGGCCACCGGCAACACCCTGATCGGCGTGTTTATGCACGCGCTGGCCGCCGGTACCGACAAGGCGGAAGTCCGCCTGAACGGGGTCGCCGTTTAATGTCCATCCTGCGTGACATCATGGACGAGAACCAGAGCGTCGTGAACGACATTCTGGGTCACGCCTGTACCCTGGTCAACGCCACGACCGAGGCCGAAACCCCGGTGGTGGCGGTGATCAACCGCAAGGTCAAGCTGTACCAGGACGGCATGTTTGGCGGCACCGTCGCCACGGCCACCTTTGACCGCGCCAATGCCGACCCGAAGCTTGGCGACAGCCTGCAGGATCTCGAAACCGGCATCACCTACACCATTGAGGCCGTCAAGGACGAAACCCCGGCCAAGCTGGTGTTTATCATCGGGGAGCGCTGATGGCTCGATATGAATCCAGTGGCGCCCACCTGTTCGACTCCAAGGCGTTCGACACCATCAAGGCCAATCTCAAGAAGCGTGAAGACGAGATCGAAGCCGCGCTGGCCGATGCCGTCAACCTCGCTGCCGGCCGTGCCATCGAACTGACCACCGAGGAGTGGAACGCCTATTTCCGCATCAGGGGCGAATACATCGACGGCAAGGTTCGCCTGATGCGTCGCGCCCGGCCCGGCAATATTGAAGCGATCGTCGGTGCCCGCAGTCGTGCCACCCGCGCGGACAACTTCGATTACAAAGTTCTACCCGGCCGCCAGGGCGTGCGCCTGCGCGTGAAGCGTGGCGGCGGCGGTGGCGTCATCAAAAACGCCTTCGTCATCCCCAGGGCCAAATCCAACGGCAAGCCGCTGATCATCGAGCGGCTGGTGAAGTACAAGAAAGGCGAGGGGCGTAACTTCAAGCACGGCGGCAAAGAAACCCGCCGCCAGTTTGGCCGGGTGCGGCAGGCCGAGCAGCTGCGCTTCCGGGCGCTCTACGGCCCGTCGGTCAACCAGCACTTCCACGACTCACGCGAGCGCGTGGCGCCCCGGGCCATGAGTGAAGCCAAACAGCAATTCCTGAAGGCGATCGGCGCATGAACCAGACCAGCGACATCCTCACCGCACTGGACTTCATCAGGCAGCGACTGGAGAGCATCACCACTGCCAACGGCTACAACTTCAGCCCCAGTGTGCGCCGTGGCTGGCTGGAGCATGTGTTTCAGGGCCGCCACCGGCAGCCGGTCGCCTTCCCGGTGATCGTTTACCGGCCCAGCCTGAGCGAACCGGTCAGCAGTGCGCCCGGCAACGAGAACATGGTCGATTCCGTCACCGTGCTGATCGACTGCGCCGTCTCGGTGAAGGAATCAGAGCAGCCGGTCGACGACCTGCTCAACCTGCTGAAAGACGTGCGGCGTTCACTTGTTTTCGACCCCGAAAACCCGAGACTGAAGATCTCAGATTTGACGATTCAGGACTGTCCTTTCGACACGCCGGAATCGGGCGACGAATACGCATTTTTCAGTCAGAAAATCAGCTTCAGGGTGACGGAACAATATGCTTAAACCGATCCGCGACAACATCGTGCTGAAAGTGATCGAGCAGGAAAACCAGACCGCCAGCGGCCTTTACATTCCTGAATCCTCACTGGAAAAACCCTATCGCGGCGAGGTGGTTGCCGCCAACGAATCTTTCACCATGCCGGATGGCTCGGTGAAGGCGTGTGAGGTCGGCGTGGGCGATATCGTCTACTTCGGCAAAACCCATGGCACCGAGGTGAAGCACGAGGGTGACAAATACCTCGTGATCTCGGAAGAGTTCATTCTGTGCAAGGAGTGAGACCGTGACAGAAGAAAACAAGGCGACTGAAGCCAAGCAAAACGAAACCGCCAAAGTCACCGTGACTGTCACGGCTGATGCCGGCGTTACCTTCGCCCGCAAAGAGTACAAGAAGGGCGACAAAATCACCTGCACACCGGGCCAGGCGAAAATCCTGAAAGCCCAGCGTGTGGCTGAATAAGGGGGCTGAATCATGGGTGTTCTGGTAAACGAATACTACAAGGGCAAGGGTACCGGCTACCTGCGCAAGCGCTCCGGTACCGATGGCCTGCTGCCGATCGGCAACGCATCCGAGATCTCGCTGGCCATCTCCATCGCGACACAGGATATGCTCGACTACGAGAACGCCGGCGGCGGTAAAGCTGACTCCACCTCGTCCATCGAGTCGATGCAGGCGACCATCACGCTGACCAACCTGAACCCGGCCAACGTGGCCCGGCTGACGGCGGGTAAAGCCACCGACGTGACCGGCGGCACGCAGACAGCTGAAGCGCACACCGTGGGCGCGCAGGGCAGCTTCGTGAAGTTCGACCATGTGCCGGACATGAACAACACCGTGACCGTCACCGGTACCGGCGGCACGCCCTCCTATGTGGAAGGCACCGACTATGAGCTCAAGAACGGCGGTATCGTCATTCTGGAAGGCGCCATCGCGGCGGCGGCCACCATCGAAGTGAATTACACCTCTCTCAACTCCCGCACCGTGGAAATGCTGCTGGAAGTGGGCGAGGAGTACGAATTCTACTTCGACGGCCTCAACGAAGCGCGTTCCGGCAAGCCGCACCTTGGGACGTTCCACCGCGTAAAGGTGAACCCTACCAACGGCCTTCCGTTCATCTCAGACGACTATGCGACTGCACAGTTCACCGTGGACATCCTGCGTGATGACACTGTGGCAGGTTCCGAAAAGTCGAAGTACGCGAAGATCGAAATGGCGGCGTAATGAGGCCGCGCTGTACCCGAAACAGGCCGCCTCGCGCGGCCTTTTTTATGACGTGACGACGATACGGTAGGTGAGCGGCATGGCCAGCAAAAGCAAGAATGACGACATCGTAAAGCTGATTATCAAAGGCGAGGATGAATATTCCAACGTCTCTGAGGATGTGCGCCAAGAGCTGGAAACACTGGCGAGCCAAGCCGAAGAGACGCAGGCAGCGTTCCGAGAAATGGAACAGGCGTTGGATCTGGCCGCCACCTACCGCGAACAGGCCGCCGAGGTGGAGCGCCTGGCCACGCTGCAGGCGCAGGCCCGACAGGAGGTGGACCGCCTCACCAAAGCCAACAAGGAAGCTAACGGCGAGAACCTGAAAACCGCCACCGCATTGGCCAAGGCGCGGGCGGAGCTCACCTCGTACCGCACCGCCACCAACCGGGCGCAAAAGGCATTCGACAAAACAGCTGAATCGCTGCGCAGTTACGGCCTGTCAATCAAGGATGTTGAAGCTAACCAGTCGCTGATGGAGCGGTCATCCCAGCGCATGGCCGCCGAGCTGGCCGAGCTGCGCGCCAAGCAGGATGCGCTGGTCAACAGCGCCAAGGATCAGGCGCAGACCAGCCGCGAGCAGGCTCAAGCCGAAGAGGCGCGCGCCAAAGTGCTCGAGCGTGTCGGGCAGGTGTACGCCCGGCAGGTGGAGGAGGAGCGCAAGGCGCGTGAGGAGCAAGCCCGCGTCAAGGCCGAAACCGAAAAGCTCACCGCCGAAATCCGCGAGCAGATCGGTCAGCTTGAGCGCGGCGAGATCAACTGGCAGGACTACCAGCGCCGCGTGCGCGATGCGGGCGCCACGGCAGATCTGACCCGCCGTCAGGTGGCCGAGATCAACCGCGAAATGGACGACCAGGTGATTGCCGCGCGCAACGCCAACCAGGCATTGAAGGAGCAGGCCGCCGAAGCTAAGCGGGTGGAGCAGGCGACCGAAAAATACCGCCTGGGCCTTGAAAAGCTGGTAGACCAGTACCGCCGCGGCGATATCGAATCAGAGCAGTTCGAGCAGTCAACCAACGATCTGCGCCAGAAACTCGGGCTGACTGAGGATCAGGTCGAGCAGACCCGGCGCGAGATGAAAGCCTATGTCGATCAGATCGAGCGTATCCCTGTTTCGCAGGAGTTGGCGAATCGCTCAACTGACAAGCTGACAAAAGTAACGCGCCGATTGGCCCAAGCGTATACGGTTTTGCTGGCGGCGCAGAAAGCGATGGATACCGCCGCGCTTGGCTACAGAGCCTACACTGAAACCGAGAACGCCATGCTCGGTCTGCAGAAAACGACCGAACTGACGGCCTCGGAGTTGAACGGCCTTGCTGCCGAAATGCACCGCCTCTCCACCGAAGTGACGCCCACCACGAAAAGCGAACTGCTTGGCATTGCTGAATCCGCCGGGCGAATGGGTATTCAGGGTGCCGAGAACATTCGTCAGTTCACCAAATCGATCGATGCGCTTTCATCCGCCACCGGCCTGGCCGGCGATGAAACAGCCCAGGCGATAGCGCAGATCCTGAATGTTACCGGTGAGGCGCAGAGCAACGTCACCGGCGTATCGGCGGCCATTGCCGAACTGGGCAACACTAGCGCGACCACCGAAGATCAGATCGTTCATTTTGCCAAGCGTCTTGCGTCCGACACCGCCAGCGTCAAGCTGACCAGCGCCGAAGTGCTCGGCCTCGGTACTGCGATGGCGGAAATGGGGATGCAGGCCGAAGGGGCCAGCACCGTCATTGGCCGTACCTTCCGCTACATAGAGGACGCCATCAAGGGCGGCGGCGAGCCGATGGAGCAGCTACAGCGCATCACCGGCAAAACCAGCGAGGAGCTGGAGAAGGCGTTTGGCGAGAACAAGGTGCAGCTGTTCACCGACTTTGTGGCCGGCATGGGCCGGATGCAGGACGGTGGCGCCACGCTGAACAGCATTCTATCCGACATGGGCATCAAGTCGGATGAGAACGCGCGAATCCTTGGTCTGTTGTCGCAGCGCCATGAGGGGCTGTCTGCCGCGGTCGAGCGGTCGAATGCTGCTTTCGAGCAGGGCACTGCCCACTTCGAGGAAATGGCCAAAAAAGCCGCCTCGCTGGAAAGCGGGTTCACCCGGCTGCAGAACAAGTCAAGGCATTTGGCTGAGGTGATGGGTGAAGCATTTTCCGACGACCTCTCCAGG